CAACGACCAGATCGTAGCGCAGAACGCCGCGTCGGTGACGACCAAGCTGCAACAGATGGCGTCGGGATTTGTCTACAACCGTGACGCTGGCCCCGGTTCAATATGGTTCAGCAGCCACAAGTTCGACCGGTTGGAAGAGTTGCTGGCGGAAAATCAGCGGGCCAACACCATCGTCGCCTACACCTATCAGGAAGAGTTGGCAGAACTGAAGCGTCGCTTCCCGCACGCAAAGACGATGGACGACGCTAACGTCATCGAACATTGGAACGCAGGGCAAGTCGAGTTGCTGTTGGTCCACCCTAAGTCGGCAGGGCATGGCCTGAACCTACAGCATGGCGGCTGCCATATGGTGTTCCTGTCGCTGCCGTGGTCGCTGGAGTTGTACGAACAGACGGTCGGACGCCTGCACCGCAGCGGCCAGACAAAGGATGTCTGGGTCTATGTGATGCTGACCGAAAAGAGTATTGATGAACGTATATGGGCGGCGCTGCACGACAAGCGTGCGGTGTCCGACATAGCATTAGAGGAATTGAAAGATGCGATCTAAGTTTTTCCCTTACGTCTGCCGGTATGTTAATGCCGAAGGCGCGTGGCTGGCCGGTTATTATGATAAGGACGCCGCTGACCGACCGCCAGCGATGATGATTAAAGGCGCCGGAATTAAAGAAGGCGACCAAATATCCATCTCGTATCTTGAACAGCCCGCAACGGCGCGGCAGATTGTAGGGCTTGACAAATGAGTAAACTGAACTGGCGGTCTATGATTGCCGTGCTGTCCGACCTTACGGAAGACCAGCTAAAGCAGGCGTTGGACGTTGAATTGAAGACGCACAAGCGCCCAGCCATCGCCCGGCGGTTGCACCAGCGTTACTCTGCCATGCGGACGGCGCGGGAGCGTGTCGAGATTATGAAAGGGTTGAAGAAATGATTGACGACAAGAGCGACGCAGGATCATGGGCAGATGCGTTAAAGTTCAAGGCCGCTGTCGAGCCTGACCATTACAAGGCTGGCGGCATAGAAGCCATCGACTACATTCAGGCGAAGCTATCGCCAGAAGAGTTCGCCGGCTACTGCCGTGGCAATGCGCTGAAGTACATCAGCCGCGCTGGACGCAAGGACGCTGTCGGGCAGGAGATACGCAAGGCTATCTGGTATCTGGAGCGTTGGTACGACAGCACCACGAAGTAGCTACGCGTCTTCCATCATCTCAGTTGTGACCATCACGCGGCCCACGGCGCCGTACTTTTTATGGTACGTGATGGCCCATGCTGCCCGGTCTGCAATCCAGCCGCCGCGCGCAGCGTAGGCATCCCTAGCGGCAAGTGTCGGGTGTTGCACAATAGTCACACCATTATATTCTTTCTCGTCGCGGTGATGACGGTGGCCGCAGTGTATCTCGCGGCGCGTAGTGCGGCCCCACTCTTGCGGGAACTGCGCGGCGAACAGCAGCGGTAGATTTTCGTTCTTGACTTTGTGGCCGTGGTGAACACCTAGCATAGTGTTGCCCCACTCGAACACGTAGAACGGCAGTATGCTGTCGTTGACAGTGACGCGGGGTTCTTCTTCGTAATGCACCGCGAACAGATCGGCCAGCCAGCCGGCGCTTTCCTCATCGTGATTGCCTTCGGCGATAATCAGATAGACTTCTTGATGGCGTTGCAGACAGATATTTACCAGTGAGCGGATAATGCGGATTGCTGCGCGGCGTATCTTGGGGAAGCGGCTGTCGGCATCCAAAACGTGTTTAGCTGTCGGCGTTACTGGCGTCTTGCCATCGGTGTGCAAGAAGTCGCCTTGGATGTTGAGTACCCCTGTGTGTGCATTTGGGCTTTGATTAACCATCTGTACCAGCGCAGCGATGATGGTTTTCTCTGCCAGTGATACGTTCCAATCGCTGCCGCCTTCCTGATGCCATGCCAGCATACCAAGGTGGTAGTCGGTGAATGTGTACAGATTGCATAGCTGCTCTTCAGAAGCCACTGGAGCAACAGTTGATACCGCGGGCGGTATCTCATCCTTGAAGCCTTTGATTGTCTCGCGCATGGCGTCCATGAGCGCCTCGTGGCTAAGGGACGCCTTTACCCATTGACCCGATGGTTTGCCTTCGGAGTTGTAGTAGGTGGAGACGCCCTTGGCGACAAAGCCTTCTGGCACTGGCCGAGTGAAGTCATGCTCAGGCGAATAGCCGAATTTTGCAGCCTTACGCTTTACCGCAAGATAAGTCTCGCTTGCGCCACCAATGTTCATGCCCAATTCAACAGACGCTGCCCTAGCACTGCCAAGACGTTCTATGGCTTCAAGGGTTTCCCTCTGACGAGGCGTGCAGTACCTGTACAGATTTTCGTCTATCGTTATGATGGATGGCATTTACTTGCCTTTCGGGCAATCCGCTTCGCAGATACAAATAAAGGCGCTGTTATGCGCCTCTATTTCTGTGACAGTTTCTGATGAATCTTTTGTTGCATCGTAACTAATTGGTTTTGCGATAGCACAATAGCTATTGACGGGAACGGTCGAAACGGTCGCGCAGCCGTTCAGTGCGCTCAGGATCAGGGACGCTGATAGCAGCTTCGCCAAGTGCGATTTGCTCGTTGATGGCATCGTTCATTTCCTTGATAGTTTCCTGACGCCCTTGCTGCCGCAACTTGTTTTCGGACCACGCCGCCCAGAGGCGGTCAAGCAACGACAGCAAAGACGCCAGTAATTTTATCATGCGTCTGGCGCAGGAGTCTCAGACAAGAACACAGCGACAACGCCTGCCAAACCAGCCACCGCTGTGGAAACGGCGGCCCACTCAGCGTCAGACAGGCCAAACGCCAGCGCGAGGCCGGCGAATCCTGCGTAAGTACTTGGCTCTTTCAAGCGGTTTACTAACCAAGATACAAATTTCATGTTATTTCCCCTTCGGATAAAACGCCCAAGGCAGTTCCCAATGTGGGCCGTCCTTGAACGCGCGCCAATCACCGCCCCATTGGAGCGGGACTTTCTCGTCCGCCGCAGCGGACTTTACTATTTTAGCCAGCTTATGATACAGCGGCCAATCCCAAGAAACTTTACCGCCTATCATCGGCGCTAGATCGACAGCGTGACCAGTTAGATGGCGTGAGTTCATCGTCTTCGATGCGCCTTGACTAACTAACTGCTTCTGCCGTTCTACGGTACGTATGCCTTCTAATACAGTAAAGTCAAGGTCTGACAGTGCAGCAGCCTTTTTTACAACGCGTACTAGATCAGGGTGTACGCCTTCCAGCCGCGACAGACTGCGTTGACCTAGTATGATGGTCATGCAGCGCCTCTTAATATTATGCCGACCAACAGCATAATGATTGTGCCAGCTACAGTCATGCCGATGGTTTCAAGACGCTTCAACCGTGCACAGATACTTTCGTACCGGAACGCGCAGACCTGTTCGTGGGTGTTGAGTTGTGCTTGGGTCTGGTCGATAGAAGTCACGTCGGCACCTTTTACTGGTTAAGATATTGGTTGAGCAGTTGTGCAATAGCGTTGCGCGACGAAGGGCTTAATTGCTGCCGCACTTGCTCCGACATGCGAACTGCTGTCGGAAACTGGTTCATAGCCGCTGCCATAGCTGGCCCACTCTGATACGCTGCGGCCAACTCTTGCTGCACCTTTGGCGACATGATAGCACGCTGGACTTGGTTAAGCCCTTGGCCGGCATACGCAACAGCAGGGAATTTTGCGCCGACAACGCCGCGTATGCCGCGCGACAGGTAGCCGGGCTGCTCTCTAGTTAAAAGGTTCCCGCCAGCAGTCTCGCCCAAAGACGCCAACTCACGCATACGATTAAGCGATTGCAATTCGTCTGCCGTCTGCATCATGGTGGTGTAACGGCGCGGATCAGCCAACGCCATGCCGGCGATGTCGTACTGCTTTGTGCCTTTACCCATGATGTCTTCGACAATCTTCGGGCGTTCGCCGCGCATGAGCGCGATAAACTCGTCAGGGTTTTCCTTGGCTAGTTGCGCGCCGCGCGCCGACAACTCTTGACGGTTGACAGCCTCAAAGCCTTGACGGGTGCGGACCAAATAGTCCTTCCAGTCGGTCCCGCCTGCGCCTTCGATGGCGTCATCAATCATGGGGCGGAGGCTAGTTAGCAGTGACGCGGTGCGTTCTTTTGTACCGGACGACGGCTGCGCCCGCGAACCAAGCAGACGATCCACAATGTCGTTCAAGCCGGTCTTGCGGATTTGATACAGGTCGCGCGCGTCGATAACGCCGCTGGGGTCTGCCAAACCTTCCAGTTCGGTAGCTACCCTAGTCAGCGTTGTGCGCTGCAACTTGTCGGCGCGTGTGCCGGGCTGCGCCGCCATGTTGCGAAGCTGCTGCACAATAGGTCCAACGCGCAAAGGCGTCATACCTTCGGCGGCTAAGTCGGCGACAACATCTTCCATGTCGCGTACAGCGCCCGTTTGTGCTGCTTCACCGGCAATGTTAGCGCGGGTCAGCGCCGCTTCGCGGGTAGGGCTTGTGGCTTCATTTACCGCGCGGCGCTCAACATCAATAGCGCCTCTCTGGGCCGTTGCTGTTTCACCACCGGAAATGGCTGCCATGCGTGCTTCACGTTCAGCAGCTTGACGGGCCAAGATAGCGGCGGGCGTATCAGGATCAATTTCGCGGGCGACAATACTACCTATGCCGAAGAACGGGCTAGGCTCAACACCAGCGTCGATTAGGACTTGCTGCGCTAGGCGCTGATCATCAGCCGACAACGCACTAAAAGCAGCCTTGGCCGCGTCAACGTTTTTTCCTAACGCTTCGCGGATAATCTGCCCAGCCTTAACCGCTGGCAACCGTGCAAGATCAACAGTTTTACCACCAAGACGCTTCAAGACAGAACCCACCACAGGGATACCGGCGCCAAACAATGCACCTTCGGTTACGTCTTGGCCTGTCAGCGCAGCACCCGCCGCGCCAGCCGTAGCGCCGCCGGCTGTTCGCAAAGCAACGCGGCCTGCGCGCGTCGGCGCCTGCACACCAATACCGCCGCTGCTAACTGCTTGACCAAAACGCTGAACGACCGGCGCAACACGCGGTGCGACCGTGCCGAGCGCCCTGCCACCAGCACTGATAAGACCACCGCCAGCAGTAATCAGGGGTGCTGTCGCGGCGATTTCCCCCGCGATCTTACCGCCTGCAAAGTAGTTTGGCCGGTCTTGCTGCGCTTGACGCGCTTGCGTTTGAAGACGTTGTCTAGTCGCAGGCGATTGTTCCGCGGGCAGAATGTAGCTTAAAGGATTAATCCTTTCCGCAAATTCAGCAAACGGCTGTAGCCCGCGCTCAATACCTGACACAACCGACTCTAGCCGCCCTGCTTTTGCACGGGCCTTAACGGGCTTGGCTGCGCGCGACCGCGTGCGTTTGATCTCCGCCGCAATTTCGCGGGCCGCGGCCTCATCGCCAGCGGCGTCTGCTTTCATCAAAGCGGCTTCTAATTGCGCGACAGTAGCCATATATTATAGTCCGTATTTTGCGCGGGTTTCCGCTGAAAGCGTGCTTGTCGATGTCTTTTTGCCTGCTGCTGGTTTAGCTGGCGCTTTGCCACCACCACCGATGCGCTCACCAAACTGGTCTTCATATGCACGCAATACGCGGTCGCGCGATCCTTCCAACCTAGCAATATAGTCGAGCAACGACCGACGGAATTTCGCTTCGCTTTGTGTCCGCGACGACGCAAAAGCAGACTGTTGCAGCATCTTGTTTTCGCTGTCCGAGACTTGGCCCAGCGCGCCGCCGGTCGGCGAGTTGTCGCGCATGGTCTGAAGTTCTTGGAAGCCTGCAATGGTTATCAAGTTGTTGTAATCTGACAACGCATCAGCGGCGTCTTGCGATATTAAACTTAACGCTGTTTCAGGGATATTACCCTGAACATTCCCTATTATGCCGTTTAATGCAGGGTTCTTTAATAGACGCCGCGCGACCGCTATGGTGTTGTCGTATTTTGACTTGGCGCCTAATGCAGCATTGCGTGCTATAACAGGTGCGGTGCCCTTGATGACAGGTGTTTTGCCGCCTGCGGCTGGTGTGCGGGCGCCGCCGGTCTGCCCTGTCTCAAACTCGCGCATGGCCTGCGCCACGGCAGGGATTTGTGCGTCTGAAATCGGTGCGTTAATGTCAACGCCGGCTTTCTGTGCAACATACTTCTTGTAGTTGCTGACAGATGCCGCGCTATTTTCTGGTCCTTGCGGAGCATACTTGTTGATGATCTTGTTGATCGTGTTGACGCCCTTACCAACGTAGGCTTTACGCAACAAGTTTTCCTGTGCTGCTGCGCCTGCCGCCGGCGACTCAAACGTAGCGAAGCCGGCGCTTGCGCCAGTGTAGCCGGGCTGCGACCGTGCGAACGCACCGTCTTTAAGCGCGCCGGGATTGGTTTGCAGTGCGGCAGCAACGCCACCCTTACCGGGCGCGCCGGCGGTTGGCGCTGACGTGTCAAATCCGCCGCCGGTCTTGCTAGGCATCGCAAAGACATTTCCTTGATCGTCTTTGACGTACTGCATACCTTGGGCAACTGCGATGCGTGAGCCGGGGACTTCAGTTGCTTCGCCACGACCATATTTCGGCATTGAAATTTCGCGCTGTTCCGCGCCAGTTGTTTGCGTCTTAAATTCGCGCGCCAACTGGTCCTTGGCTTCCATAGTGCGGAACAAGCTATCTTCGCGCCAAGCCTCAAACTGCGTGGGGTCTTGCGGGATTGATGCCAGCGTTTCGTCTATTGACGCTTGAAGTTCTGGTTCAGGAAACAAAGCCTTCATGCGGTCGCCAACAGCCACAGCTTGTTGGGCGTCGCGCACTTTAGTAAGCGCGAGGGCCGATGTATCAAAATAGTCCATGACGTACTTTAGACGCTCAGAGTTTGCTTTTGCTTGTGCTTCGGTCACCGCAAACGGTTGCAGTTCTGCTTTGCGTGCTTCTTCAGCGCGGGCAAAATCCATCTCCTGACGCGTGCGCTCGCCCTGAAGTTGTGCTGCGCGCTGCTGCGCTGCGGTGTTCATCATGTTCGCATACTGCGCCGTAATCCGCGCGGGATCGGGAAGCTGTGGGTTGCGCGCCTGAAGGGCTATCATTTGGTTTGCCATATCATTAACCTCTTGGTAAGCCGGGAAGACGGTATGGCGTGCTGGAGCCAAAGCCGCCGCCGGGTGCAGCGCCGCTGCTGCTAGGGCTGACGTTGCCGTAATAATTTATCATCGCATTCTGCATCGGTATCTGTGACGCAATCCCGCCGATTTGACCAAGGGCTTGGTTCAGCGCGTTGGCTTGACCGACGTAACCCGACGCACGCGCGGCGCCAGCGTTATAGATGTTCGATGCTTCGTTCTGGCCCATCTGTCCAGCAGCGCCTGTAAGCACGTTGGTGGCTGACTGACCTGAACCCATCAGCGATTGCAGCGGATTAAGACGCGCCGACCGCTCGACCTGATAACGGTTAAACGCGTTCTGATATTCTTGGCTGGCTAAGTCTTGGCCGAAACGCTGCACACCTTTCAAGGTGGAGCCAGACAGCAGATTGCCGCGCGCGGCTGCCGACCGCTCTAGCGCCTTCATGCCTTCAGCTTGGCGGAAAGCATAGCCGGGGTCTTGTTGAAATTGATCAGTGCCAAAAGATTTACCAAGGCTACCGTAGCCCGCAGCAGTCTTGTCGCCACCGATACCCAGCAACTGCATAATCTCTTGCTGTGCTGTCAGGCCCCCTTGGCGAAACGGCTCTTGCAGTTCCGTCTGACGCTGAAACATCCGCTCCTGCGCTGCGGTCGCGTCTTGCGCCGCGCGCTCTTGCGTTGCCGCGGCTTTTTTAGCCGCTTTTCCCGATATGGCGGCACCGCCAATTGCGGCTGTAGCTGTTATAGCTGCTGCTGCTGCTAGACCCATTTTACGCTTCCTTCAGTTGCAAACGGTATGAACTACCGTGATCTTGCGCGCCAAGGCGCTTGTATAGCATAGAAATACGGGGGCCAGAACCCCTTTTCCCTGCCTCAAAAAACACTTCGTCAACACCTTTATTTTTTAGCTCTTTAATTGCTTCGCGTTGCAGCTTCAAGCCTAAACCGGGGAACTCTGGCGACGCAAAGAATGTTGTGTTTGTAGCCGACAAAATGTCCGGCGAAGTCAGCGACGGCGATATTAGCGTCATCAGATAGCCAAACATACGACCATTACACCGCGCGGTCATTATCTGCATAGCGCCAACATTGTCCAGCGCACGCATCAGCGGCAAGTTTTTATTCTGCCAGTTGCTCGGTGTCTCGCCCACTTGGACAAGATGCTCGTCAAATAGCTTGTCAGCGTCCTGCACCCAGCTATCAAAGCCTTCTGTCTGGAAAGTAATGCCTTCAGGCGGCTCGTCAACCTCTGGCGCAAACGCCGCTATCGTCTGGTGCTTGGCAATTGACGCCAGCTTTTCCATCGCTGGCGCGTAGGCTGCGTAGTGACGCATCATCGCAGGCATATTAATCTGAACATTGACAGGCGCTATCTGCGCCCAGTGCGCGGGATCATGCGGCTGCTGAAGGCAATGCTCGAATACGGCAGCGCAAGTGTCTTCTTCGTTCAAGCTGTCAAACGACACTGACAAGACGTTGGGTAGCCGTTTTTCTATTTGGTCTAGGCTGCGGTCCAGCTTCAGCAGTATCGCGTCAAGTGCGTCGCGGTCAAACTGCGTGCCGGGTATGTTCATCAAACTTTCGGCAACTTTGTCACGCGGGCGACGTACAACCAGAACGCGCGCACCGGGCGCAAACTTGTCCAGCAACCGCCACCAAGGCGCGCCGGCTGTCTCCGCAGTGCCAATGTTAGGCTGCGAGAACCATGCCTGCACATCGTCAAGGCTACGCATATGCCGTAACTCTTCGTGGCCGCACATCCATTCACCATAAGTCAGAAAGCGGGACAGCCAAGCTGACCGCGATCTTGGTAATGAAAATACGACAAAGGGGGGCATTAGCTGACTAGCCGACCTGACGCGCGGATGTTGATGGCGGACGCCGTACCAGCGATTGTGCTGATGAAGCCATTGTTAGGTAGCACATGACCGACCAATTCAGGAAACGTATATGTCTCGCTGGCCTGAAGCGTCTTGGTCTTGACAATCAAGTTGTCGTTGCCGGCGGAGCCAGCAGCCGTAATCAGGTTGACGCTGATCGTTGCAGCGGTCCCGCTGTA